CCTGCAATAACTAGATCTTTGTTTGCTACTCCATCACCTCCTAAAAATACTTTTTAAATAACCTTCCACAATATTCACATTTTTTTTCCATAATTAGTACATTTAATTATCTTTTAGGCTTGGGGGTAAAATGTACTTACCCCCAACTTACGACCGTCGTACCTAATTTATACTTAAGAATTTCCAAGACTTCCAACAATTCCCACATAATCAGGTGCTCCGAATACTTCTCTAAACTCACCTTTGTAAATGTAGTTGTTGTTTCTCTGTGTTCTCCAGTCAACTAATGCTAATTCTACTCCTTGTCTTACCCATCTTGTTACTGAATGGTTTCTACCTAGTAAGAACCAAGCTGTGTTTGAACCAGTTGTTAGTCCTTTTCCGCCAGCTGAAGCTCCTAAGTATGGAGATTGGAATACGCTAATAGCATACTTTGAAGAGTAAACATTGATGTTGTTGTCTGCTGTGTCTGCTAAGAACTCTGAGTCTACGATTTCACAAGCTGTCTTGAATAACATTGAAGGAACTAATAGAGCTGAAGGGTTAGAACCTTTGATAGTTCCGTCTTGAGCTTTTTGTTCTCTTAACATTACGATAGCTGTGTTAAGTGATGTTGGAGCTAATGCTGCTGTTAAAGCGTTATCAACTGTTTGACCACCTAATGTTACGTGAGAGTCAGAACATAGAGCTACACCATCTGCTGCTAGAGTTGTTGTGAAAGCACCTCTAAAAATTTCAAATGCATACATATCTCTTGTTACTCTTGCGTTTTCTGCGAAGTCTCTTACGATCTTCTTCCAGGCACCGTGCATATTGTCATCAAAGAAGTTCTTTGAGATTTCTACACTGTTAGCGAAGTTTACAACACTGTAAGTGTACTTGTTTCCAAATCTTGGAGTAGATTTGTTAACATCTTGTTCTTCTGCTCTTTCTAGCCATAAGCCAGAACCTTGGAAGATCTCTCCGATTTGTGCTGCGTTACTAATTTTCTCTTGTCTGAAAATAGCTGCTGTTTCTGCTGTTGCTATTCCTGGACCTTGCTGTAAATCAAACTCTTGCATAAATACTTCATCAAGAGCTGTTTTTACTACGTTTGGGTTTAAGTTACTTGTTATGTTCATATCTTTTTAATTACTAATCTTATGCTATTAAAGCACCGTATCTTGTTGCGTTAGTCTTGATTTCGAAGTCGACTGTGCCATTTGTGGCATCAAAATCTACTATTCTTAGACCATGAACATCTTCATCTGTGCCTTCATCTTCATCAACTGTGTAAGTTGTGCCTGTTAGGTCAAATGTTACTGTGTCATATCTAATTCCTTCTGCTAAATTAGCAGGAGTTGTTGCCTTACATCTGTATATAATTCCAGGTAATGGAGCATATACTTCTACTTCACCGTCTGCTGTTGCTGTTGCTGTGTCATCTGAAGCAGCAATTCCGAATACGATGTCTGTTCCGATTTCTGGATCTCCTGTTGCTAGTTTAACAACTACGTTTCCACCTGCTGCACTTAACTTAACTGGTTCTCCAGCTAAGATTTGTGTAGAAGAAGATGTTGTGTAGTCATCTACTTTGCATACAATGGTTGGAACAACATTGTATGGAGCATCTACGATTTTTACATCTAATTTTGACATATCTTTACTTTTTATTTAATTTATTATACTTCTCTGGAGTTATGCCTTGTGATTTTAAGAAACTAATATCTGCTTGAGATAATGTATCTGGGTAACCACTTGACTTAACTGCCTTTCCTGCAGAACTTCCACCAGTGCCTCCTGAAATAGTTTTCTTAGCTTTTAGTGCTTCTTTAAGCTCATTGTTCTGTTTAAGAACTTTCTGTGCATTTGCTAAGGTGTAAGCATTTTGAATATCTATTGCTATACTTTCCTTATCAAAGCCAGTTGGCTTAATAGAGTTTTCGTAGTGATGTTTGATTAAAGCTATTTCGTCAGGATTGTTTGTCAATTTTGAGATTGTTTCATCTATTCTTTCAGATGACATTTCTCTTTTGAAAGCAACTAATTCCTCTCTTATAACTTCTTTAACATCAGGACGATTATCTTTTTCCTCTTCATCAAATTCGTCAAACTCATCAAATTCTTCTTTCTTTTGTTTCTTGAGTTCTACGATTTTATGTTCGGCTTGCCCTAATTGCTTGTCTTTCTTTTCAAGAATTGCTTTGGCTTTTTCAAGCTCTGCCTTGTAGTCAATTTCTTGACTATCTTGTTCAGTATCTTGAGCTTCTTGCTCTTCTTGCTCTTCTTCCTGAACATCTTCCTGAGAGGCATCAGGATTTTTAACCTCTTTTTCTTCGTCAACTGGAGCAGGTTGACCATTTATCTCCTTTATTTCATCTGTCATGCTTTTTTAACTATATATAATGCCTATAGCTGGCGTTACTAATTATGAGTCCTTTCAGACTTTGGTCAGGAGGGGTCGATAAACCTCCTGAGTAAAGCCAAAAAAGACGGACACTTTTCAATGTTCGCCTTTGTTAGGTTAGATTACACTTATTCTATTTTCTTAATTATACTACAAGCAATTTATTCTTGTCAAGCCCTTCTAAAGGAAATAAAGTTCTTCTCTATCTTCATTATGTTTCCATCGTTGTTTTTATGAACAGTAATAGATCCATTTCTAAAACTAAAGAAGTCATTGTCATTCAATATCTCTATGTCTGTCTGAAGTTCTCTAAACTTCTTAAACAATTCTATCTCGTATTCTGTTAGTTCTATTTTATATGTTTGCATTGTTTGTAATGCTCATATTGAGCTAATAATTGGTCTTTCCTTTTTCTCATTAAATCTACAATGAATAGTGATGACTTGGCAAATATCATATCGTCTTCTGTCTTACTCTTTAAGAATAATGTTTCTTCTGCCCTGTATTCTACATCTCTTAGTAAAGCATTGTAGCCATCGTTCTGGTCTAATAAGTGCAATGTCTTCATTATGTTATCTACATCGCTATCACTCATTATCGTTCCTGCTACACTAAACTCGTTCTTATCTCTATTATAAGATATAATGTCATTTGCTGTAAAGCCCTTGAATAGATGCTTGACTATAAAATTAAGAAATGTCTTTTTTAGTATGTTCAAATTCGTACACTTGCCTCCACCAACTCTTGAAAAGTAGGTATAAGCATTCGCTCTTCCTCTCTCTTACGAGGGTGGTGAGCTTGGCATAATGTGATGCCATTATTAATATTATATCTTTCTTCTGGATAATCACGCCAAGGCAATATATGGTGAACCACTAACTTATGTTCTCTAGTGTATTTCTCTCCGCATATCTTACATTGGTAATTATCTCTTATTAGGCACTTTCTAACCCAATCCTGATAAGCACTATCATTTCTTTCAGCTTGCTTCTTATAATTACCATTAACCCACCTAGGATTACTCTCGCCCATCCTTTTTCCCTTCCTGGACTCACTCATATTTCTTTTGTGTTCTTCAGAAAACTTCATTCCTTTTCTCGCTTCACTCATCTTCCTTTTTGTTTCTTCAGAAAACTTTTTTCCCTTATGAGCTTCACTCAACTTTCTTTTGTGTTCTTCGGAAAGATGTTTTCCCTTATGAGCTTCACCAATTTTTCTTTTTGTTTCTTCAGAATGTTTCTTATCTTTCCAGTAGCCAATCTTCCCTTTCTTTGCTTCACTCATCTTAATTTTTGTCTCCTCTGAATGATGTTTGCCTTTGTTTGATTCACTTATTTTAATTCTTGTTTCATCAGAAACAATATGTCCTTTTAGGCTATTGGATATTTTTTCTTTACACTCTTTTGAATGTTTTTTCCTAGTATGTGCTTCGCTTAATTTTCTTCTCAATATGTTCATATTTCTTGAAAGCTAATTGACTTCCTTGTTCTTCAATGACTCTTATAAATCCTAGAAGTAATTTATATGTTAGCTCTACTTCTTTATCGTCTCTAGTTATTGATATTATAAAGTCATCTTCTAACTCTTCAATGACTCTTAATTGTATCTTATTCATCTTTGCTTATCTCTAATTTTAATTCGTTAAACTTTGTAGCAAACTTCTTCTCAGTCATCTTTCCTTCAATAGCCATTAAGAACTCTTCTAATACTGACTCTGCTAAAAAGATTGGTAGGTCTTTTAATGCTTTTAATATCTCATTATGCTTAGCATCATACTTGCTTTTCTCTTTTGCAGGAACAACTTTAATGCCTAAGTCTTTAACCTTCTTTGTGTATTTTAGCTTAAAGAACTCGTTTTGTATTCCACTCTTAAAGATTTGTACATTCCTTTCAGCATCATTTACACTGAACATTTCATCATTGAATATCTTTAATAGTTTTGCCGATACTTCTCTCTTAGTTCTTATTAGCTTTTGTTCTTCCTTTGTTAGTTCCTTTTTCTCTGGTACTGGTGCTTGATTTTGTTCTTGGTTTTGTGTTTGTGTCATTTGTTTCTATGTTAGGTTTATTATCTTCATCCCTTGCTTCAGGATGTTCTTTCAAGTAAAGCTCGTATTCTGCTTTCTCTACTGCTTTACCGAATAGCTCAAATATGTCATCTAAACTACTCTTTGTGTATTCTTGCAATGACTCTATTGTTATTGCTTGATTGATGTCATTTTGTGTTCTGCCATCTGTTAAAACAACATTGTCTTGCAAAACTACATCTTTTGACTTTGGAATGTTTAAGTCTTTGACTAGCTGTGTTCTAACTTGCCAACTTAAATCCATCCAAGATGCTGTTGATATGTGTTTTTGTATTTCCATAATTATACTCTAGGCGATGTTTGGTTGCCTATACTTGTTAATTGTTCTACTAAAGGGGTGGTTTGACCTTGACCAATCCCTGCTTGTTGAGCCATATTTTGAGCCATTGGTTGTTCTTCTTTGATGTATTCATCAGTTTTGTCCCTTGACTCTTCGTATGATCCAAACAAGAAATCTCTTGTCACTGCTATCTGGTCGACCATAGGGTTGTTTATTGCCCTATCATATAGCTCCAAATTAAATGCTCTCTTTAATGCGTCTGACTTAACTGTTAAGCCATCAGCTTCAACTTTGTATAAGAACTTTCTCTTTCTGAATATTCCAGGAAGAACTTTGATTATCTCTGTATCATCTCCTTCTTCTTCCATTAAATCAAAACTTCTCTTTTCTAACTCTTCTTCAGTCATCTGTTCTGGAATATCGTTATCAAACTCAATTACTCTTGTTTTCTTTCTTCCTTTAACAACTTTGTCTAAGTTAAATCTCTTGAACTTTAGAGTATCTTTTCCTGAAATCTCTTTCATTTCTCCTACTGTTAAGTATTGAATAATGTCTGTTCCGATAAGCATTCCTAAATCTCTTACCAAGAACCCAATCATCTTTCCAAATAGTCCAAGCATTGTTTTGGCATTCTGTTCTAGTGTGCTAATTTCGTATGCTGTTTGAGAACCTTTAGTAGCTATTCCTTGCTGTTGAACTGATGATGAACTCTCTGTCATATTCCTTTCAACTTCAATCTTGGTATTATATCCAGCAGTTAGATTGTTTCCTGTATCTATTGGATTGACTTTTGTTTCTTCTGAAAGAACTGTTATCTTTCCAGGAACTACAACTGAACTGTCGATGTTTTCTTTTCCTGATACTGCTATTGGTTTGAATAGGTTTAGATATGTTCCATCTATAATCATTTGATAAAGAACATCAATTACTTCTTGGTCTGGACCAAGCTTATTTACTAAACTCTTACCATAAAAGAAGTTTCCATCAGCATTGATTGGTTCGTAGATTGTCTTTGCGAATGGAAGCATTTTGTCTATTCTAGGATTAGGATTGTCGCATTCAGTCATCAATACTCCATTGACAAATAATAGCATTAAATCTTTGAAAGGATTGTAATACCATACTTGCTCTACTGAATAATCTTCTTCTGTTTGCTTTTCAAAGAATGTTCCGTCTTGGTCTGAGTATAATACTTCTAGTCCAGGACTAACATATTCAAAATTAGCATAATTTGAATACTTCCTTTCTGCTAAATCGTAAGAGATAATCTTCCTCCAAATTAAATATCCTTGCTTCTGAATATCTGGTTCATAGAAGTTTTCTATCAACAACTCATCATTAGGAACGATTGATTGAATAAAGCCTGATAATGTTTCGTCAAGCTGTTCTATCTCTTCCCAAGAGCCATTGTCTTTTATCTCTTTAATCTTTCTGAATGTTTCTACATATTCCTGATGAATGATTACTGCTGGATTAACACAAGCTGAAATGACTGCATATAAGAATGTCATTCCATACTTTGAGTTATCTACTACCCACTCCATTAAATCTCTCATCACTCTTGCTGCTTCCTTATCCTCTTCTTGTCTATCATTTTGAGCATAGATGTTAGGGTAAAGAATAGTTCCAGTGATATGAGCTACGATTGAAATTACTTTGTTTCTTGTGGCAGGAGATACTGCATTACTTTTCCATTGATAATCAGGATCATCGTCTCTTGGCTTCTGATATGTATTAAAGAGCTTTTGATTTCTTGCTATTTCCTCAATCAAACTTCTGTTATTAAACTCTTCAAGGGGTTTAAACATGTTTTCCCAACTCCTCTCAAAGTGTTTTAGAACCATCTTATAAACCTTCTTCTCTTCATCGCTTGGCTTGTAAGATGATATTACTGCTTCTTTGTCTTCTATTGCGTTATAACTTTTCATTTGTTTATTACCGACCGTTAATATAATTTATTATAATACGTTATTATTCTATTTTCATCTATTCTAAAATATTCTATCCAATATTCGCGATTATGATTTGTTTTAGCGTGGCAACTTTTACACAAACTAATAAGATTATCTGGATTGAGATTATCTTTATTATAATCTATATGGTGTACATCTAATTTTCTAACCAACTCATCCTGATGTATTCCACATATTTGACAAACATATCCATCTCTTTGTCTAATACTATCCTTAAGTAATTCATCCCAACCTTGAGGATATATTTCAAATGATATTCCTCCTTTCCATGAATAACATTTTTCTCCTTTCTGAGCTTCGCTAATTTTTCTTTTATGTTCTTCAGAAAGATGTTTTCCTTTATGAGCTTCACCAATTTTTCTTTTGGTTTCTTCGGAATGAGGATGTTTCTTATCTTTCCAGTAACCAATCTTCCCTTTCTTTACTTCACTCATTTTCTTCTTAGTTTCATCAGAAAGCTTCATTCCTTCTCTTGCCTCACTCATTTTCTTCTTAGTTATATCAGAATGTTTTTTTCCTTTGTTATAAATGTTTCCTCTATTTGCTTCACTTATCTTTCTCTTATGTTCTTCGGAACACTTTATCCCTTTCCTATTAGTGTTCCCTTTGCTTGCCTCTCTTATTTTTCTTTTTGTTTCTTCTGAATGATGTTTACCTTTCAGAGCTTCACTTATTTTATTTTTATGCTCATTAGAGAGCTTTTTTCTTGTCATTTAATACAGTTTATTATAATTAGGTGTGAAAGACTTACAACTACTCTTATGATCTGTTTCCTCTATTGTTTGTAACATTAGTGCCATTGAGTCTATTCTATCATCGTGCTTTCCGAAAGGGAATACTAGCATTTCATCTTCAAGAGCATTATCTTTTCCATTGCTTCTATGCTTAATCAATCTGTTCTCATAGAAAGGAACTAATCCTCTTATTCTTAACTCTTTACTTGTTCTTGATACTATCGGCTTGACTGAGAATGGCTTTCCTCTTTTATCCATTTCTTGTTTCAGGAAGAACTCTAATGACTTTTGATAACCATTTGTTTCTATTCCTACTTCTATTAAACTCATTTTATACTTATCTTTTAAATAAAACAAGTAGTCAATGATCTCTGTCGGATTATATCTTCCTGTAAAATCTTCCAGCTTATATATTATGTTTGAGTCGTGTTCTTTTCCTATTACTTGGATTGAGGTGTTATCGTTCTTTTCTGACTTTTCCCAAGTAGCTAAATCTACCATTGCATAAACCTCTAGGTCTTTGTTAATTATCTCATATTCTTCATAATATGTAAACCACTCTTTCTTGAATACTTGGTTCTCTTCATTGATAGGATTTTGTTGATACAAGCAATTAAAGTCATATATCCCTACTTGCTTCTTAATCTTTAATAGTTCTTCAAGTGGGTATCTATTTTGCCATAGTGCTTCTCCTTGCTTTCTTTCATACTCTACTCCTTTGATATTCCACTTCTCATCGTGTTCTGCTATTGCTGGTAAGCTTAATAGTGTCCACTCATTATCTTCGTCCATCTCTTGTATTCTACCTGCTAAATCGTCTTGATGCCATCTTGTTTGAATAACTATAACTGCACCACCAGGAGACAATCTTGTAAAAGCTGTAGAAGTGAACCAATCCCATACCTTGTTTCTCATTGTTTCAGAATTAGCTTCTTCTCTATTTTTGATTGGGTCATCTATCAATAAAAGATTAGCTCCTCTTCCAGTAATTGCTGATCCTACACCAGTAGAGATATAACTTCCCTTGCTCTCTGTCATCCACTTATTCTTTGCTTGAGTATCTTCTCTTAATACAATCTCTGGGAATATACCTTGATAAATTGGATCTCTAACTAAATCTCTTGTCTTCTGTCCAAAATCACTTGCTAGATCTCCTGAATATGATGATGTTATTATTTCCTTGTCTGGATTTCTTCCTAAATAATAAGCTGGAAAGTTGATTGAAGCTAATTGACTTTTACCAGAACGAGGAGGCATTTCAATAATCAATCTCTTTATCTCTCCTCTTTCTACCCTTTCAAGATAATCAGCGATTAAAAGATGATGCCAATTCGGTTTGTATCTGGGATCTGTTAATATACTGAAATTGATTAAATCAATTCTTCCTAGTTGTAGTATCTCTTTTTGATTCATTTAATAATTTCTCTTTTAATGTATTGATTTGTTCTTCTGATAATAATAAGCTTTCTCCATCTTTTCCTGTTAGTTCTGATCTATCAGAATATCCTTCATCTTTTCCTAATGTCTTAGCTATAAACTTACTAGCATCTAATACTACATTTGCTTTATCTTCTAGTGGTAAGTCCATTATCTTGTCTAGGTTTCTTTCGGCTTTATCTAAAAGGTTCAATCTCCTTAGCTTTCCCTTAAACCAATCTTCTGTTGTAATCATATTAGCTGTTCCTTTTGTGTATCCTGCTTTTATAGCTGATTGTGTAGCGTTTCCGAATGTTTTACTCTTTGGATCAATATATAAACTCCAACACTCTTTCTGTCTTGGGTCCATTACATACTGGTTTGCTCCGTTAGGGTTTGTTTTTGGTTTCTTTTTCATCTTACTTTTTATTACCTCCTATAAAATTACAACGTTTTCATATTATGCTTATTATAAAAGCTATTGTTATTAACATTACGATTATTTCTAATTCTATTGGCATTTGTTTTTACCTTTACTTATTTGACCTCTAAAGAAGTCTCTGTACTCTCCGTTTTTTGTTAGTGATTTGTAATAACATTCTTTGCAACAAAACTTCCTCTTTAATGATTTCTGGGATTCAAATTCTTTCCCACACTCTATACATTTTATTGTTTCTTTGTTAGATACTTTCATTGTATTTATTATAACACTTTTTTCGTTTGTCAACAAGCTATAACATTATATTTCTTATTGCTAATGTTTCCCATTCTTCTTGCTTTAACGATTTTCTTCCTCCTTCTAAAGTTATATCTCTTACTTCTACAAATCTATCTATGTCTATGATGTATGTTTCAATCTTTTTTCTTGGCTTGTAGAATCCTATTACAATATATGCTGGACAATTTATGTAGAAGCAATCAAATGGTTTGGGATTTGCGAACTTGGTCATTGATCCTGAATATACTGGCAAGTCGTTTATCTTGTGATATATTCCTCCGTGTTGTGCTTCTAGTAAAGCTTTGACCTGATGGTCCTTTACCTTATTAAAAGCAAATGACTTTCCTTTCTCTAGTTTAAGTTCAAAAACTCCTTCCATTTTGTTTATCTTTAACCATACTCCGAACTTAGATTGTAGATTAGATTCTTTCATTCTTTTGTGCTGGGGGCAAGGATTTGGTAGTGGCTTATTATCCTATCGGTTAACAGTTTCACTTTGGTCACCTTGCAGATTTTTTGAATACTGTTTGAATGGTGTCGTTCAGCACCCAATATTCCCTAATCTCATAGAGATTTGTTAGGACTATCAACCTGTGTTAATGTTCATCTATACAACGATTTTAGTATAGATATAGCGTCTTACCTTTTCCGCCACCCCAGCCCTTATTCTAATTCTTTTAATATCATTCTTGTTAGATGCTTCCACCTCATATTTGCCACCTTCTTATTTTCTTTTCTATATTTCGCTATTCCTTCTTCTACCTTTCTTTTATTTTCTTGGTATCTATGAGCTTCTATCAGATCAAGTATTTCATTATCGCACCCTACAATCATATTGTACAATTTGATAAGTATCTTATACTTAATGCGATAGAACATTGACCAAATTTTAAAGGTTGGATGTTTCCTTGCTTCAGCAA